GCATCGTGCCGGCAGAGATACAGGTCATCCCTGCTGGACTGCATCACACCAGGAAGGGTGACTTTGTCTGCGATGACGAAAGCGCTGCGCTTGTATTGGCAGAGTTCGAGCAGCAGACGAACGACATGGTCATGGACTATGAACACCAATCGCTGGAAGTTCCCCCGGTCGAAGCTCCGGCAGCAGGCTGGATAAAGCAGCTGATCAATAAGGGTGCTGAGGGCATCTGGGCTGTGATGGAATGGACCGAGAAGGCAAAACAGTATATTGCCAACAAAGAATACCGGTATGTCTCTCCGGTATTTCTGAAGCGCAAATCGGATAACAAGGTCGTGTTGCTTTTCAATGTTGCCTTGACGAACAACCCCAACATCGACGGCATGGTGCCGCTGATCAATAAGCGTGAAGCGTTCAACGTGAATCGTAAACCAGAAACAAAGGAGGAAGGAACTATGAAAGAATTTCTCAAGTTGCTCGGCCTGTCCGAGACCGCTACTGAGGCTGATGCCATTGTTGCGGTGAACAAACTGATAGCAGATGGTGCCGCAGGCACTGCTGTTGTCGCAAACAAGGCCGTTCTTACAGCCCTCGGGCTGCAGGATGGCGCAGGTGAGTCAGAGGTCATCGCAACAGTAATGGCCAACAAACAGGCCATGACCAGTATCGAGGGTCTGACCGCCCAGGTCAACTCGCTCACTGCTGAACTGCAGAAGCAGGGCGCTGCCGATATCGAGGCGATGGTCAGCAAGGCAGTTGCAGACGGCAAGGTGTCCCCTGCACAGAAGGGCTGGGCTATTGAGTATGCAAAGAGGGACCTTGCAGGCTTCCAGATGTTTGTCGCAAAAGCACCGGGCGTAATTGTCAGCGGCACGGTTGTTACCGAACAGGCAGCAGACAAGGGAGCAAAGCTCGATGAGGCCCAGATCCAGGTCAACAAAATGCTCGGCGTCAGTGCTGAAGCATTCAAAAAATTCGGACCGAAGGAGGAAGGAAGATAATGAGGCAAAAACACGGAACACTTTTCATCGCGCTATTTTTGGCAGCCTGTCTCTTCTGCTCACCGGCCTTTGCCGCGCTGAGCGCGGACAGGGACACAGTCAGTCGTTCTGGTCAGACCTTTGAGCTCGGCGTTGCAACCGGCGTTAAGATCTACAAGGGCGCGCTCGTTGCGGTAAACGGCAGCGGGTATGCAACTCCGGGTGCTACGGCAACCACGCTGGTCGGCCTCGGCAGGGCGGACCAGACTGTCGATAACACTGCCGGTCAAAATGGTGATCTCAACGTCCGCATAAGCAGGGGCATATTCAGATTTGCAAACTCTGCAGATGCAGACCTGATCGCAGATGACGATATCGGCAAGATCGCTTACATCGTTGATGACGCCACAGTGGCACTGACCAACGGCAGCGACACACGCTCTGCCGCAGGCAGGATCTTCGGGGTGGACAGCTCCGGCGTATGGGTTGAGTTTCTGCACTTCTCGCATCCAGGGACCGTTGTATCTGCGGATATTGTAGATGGGACTATTGTGACTGCGGATATTGCAGACAACCAGATCACCAGCGCCTTATTGGCACATGACCTTACACTGGGGTCAGCGGTGACCGATGAGATCACTGTTACAGGGGCACTGCAAGGGGCCACTCCTCTTGTCTTCGACGGCGCAACAGACAACGCCTTTGAAATAACTCTGGCAGTTGCAGATCCGGGAGCCGACTTCACGGTTACACTCCCTGCCGTCACGGGCACCATAGCAATGACCGCAGGAGCAGGATCGAATAAGACCGTCACAGCAGGATCAGGCACTACTACGGTAACTGCTGCCGATTGCGGCAAGGTATTCACTGCCGCAGCCGATGCCGATGGTGTATTCAACTTACCTGCCACCATTTCAGGATGTAGTCTGACCTTTATCAACATAGGCGCAGCGACGAACAACCTGCTAACAATCAACCCTGACAATGCGGACCAGATATTCGGCACAGTGACGCTTGCTGCTTCTGTCGTGGCCATAGCAGGCAACGCCGGTGATGCTGTTTCCAACACCAAGGGAACGTCTATCAGAGGCGATTCAATGACGATTGTCGGAGATGGAGTCGATGGCTGTTATATCGTTTTCTCCACCGGCATCTGGGCTGATATCAATTAACTTTTAAAAACCATGAACAAGGAGGACATGCAATTATGATCATCAATCAGGCAACACTGGCAGCGGTATTCCAGAGCTTCCAGACCCTCTTCAACCAGGCGTTCGAGGGTGCGCCGACAGAATGGCAAAAGGTCGCCATGCGCGTTCCGTCCATGACAGCGACGGAAATCTATGCATGGCTCAACGCCTTCCCGAAGATGCGGGAATGGCTCGGTGACAGGGTCCTCAGAAACCTCAGCGTTTCTGACTTCAGTCTGACCAACAAGGACTGGGAAGTCACGGTAGAGGTTGACCGTAACGAAATCATGGATGACAGGATCGGCATATTCAGCCCGATTGTCCAGGAGATGGGCAAATCCGCCAAGGAGCAGCCGGACGAGCTTGTCTTTGCGATTATGCTCCTGGCCTTCTCCCAGGTCTGCTATGACGGACAGTATATGATCGACACCGATCACCCGGTCGGCAGCGGCACAGTCAGCAACGATGGCGGCGGCGCAAGCCACCCGTGGTTCCTGATAGACGCTACCCGCGCGATCAAGCCTTTTGTCTTTCAGGACAGAAGCCCTGTGCAGTTCGTCTCTCTGACGAACCCGACTGACTCAAACGTATTCATGCAGAAAAAATACATCTACGGTGCAGACTGCAGGAACAACGCAGGCTTCGGATTGTGGCAGTTGGTATACGGCAGCAAGGACACCCTTAATGCCACGAACTATGCAACAGCCAGGGCCGCGATGATGGCGTTCAAGAATGACGAAGGCAAGCCCTTGGGCATCAAGCCGAGTCTGCTTGTCGTCAACGCACCAAACGAGGGTGCTGCACGGTCGCTGCTGATGAAGGAAAAAGACGCAGCCGGAGCAGACAACCCCTGGTATCAGACCGCTGAGCTGATGGTCAGCAGGTGGTTGTCGTAAGAGTATGAATCGCAAAGCGGTCCTCTGTGGCCGCCCTGATATAAACAAAAGGAGGCCTATATGGCAAAAGAAGAGCCGAAAACAAAAGTGAGGGTCCGGGCCGTCCCGGAAAAAGGGTTCTGCAGGATAGGGCTGAAGTTCGGTCGCGATCCTCAGACGATCGAGGTTGACGCCAAACAGCTTGCAATCATTCAGGCAGAGAAGATGCTTGTTGTCGAGATCCTGCCTGAAGAGAAGGCAGCAGACGAGAAAAAAAAGTAGGACGAGAGGGAGGTGGTAAGGGGAAAATGGCATACAGCGCACTGACAGACATACAGAAACTGCTTCCTGACGATACGATCCTGCAGCTCTCTGTGGACCCTGCGGACACGGATCAGACCACGATAAATCAAACGAGAGTTGATGAAGCCATCGCCCAGGCGGACGCTGAGATCAACAGCTACTGCGGCTCGAAATACTCAGTGCCGTTTGCGACCGCTCCGGCGATTGTAAAGAAGATCTCCGTTGACATAGCGATCTATAACCTCTATTCGCGCAAGGTCGATGAGATCCCTGAGACCAGGGCGGACAGATACAAAAATGCGATCAGACAGCTCGAAGGTATATCCAGGGGGCTGATAAGCATAGGCGTGGATCCTGCTCCCGCTGCGCCGACAGTGGGCGGGTCAGAGACGAACAAAGAAACAAACGACCGAATCTTTACAAGAGACAAAATGGAGGGCTTTTAACATGAAGAAACACTATCTAATGCTGTTGATACTGCTCTGCCTTATGCTTGCGTCAAGCGCCTTTGGCGCGAACATCTCGCCGACCGATACCAGCCCGGCAGGCCAGCCGGTCTCCTACTCCTGGACACTGGCGACTAACCAGACCGTGACCGGAGACAGCGACACGGCAATCGATGTGCAGTATTGCAAGGGACCGAAGGCCCTGATGATCACAACGTCAGGCGGCAGCGTGAGCATCGCCTTTACGATCGTCGAGGACGGGGCCAGCATCAGCCAGTATGTTGCACTGGACGGCACGCCGACGAACATCACCAGCGCAACGGCCCAGACCCTGAAGTTCAGCCGCGACAGCAATATCGGAACGTTTACGGTAACCAGCACGATCACCAGCGGCACCGTCGCATCGATCACACTGAGGTGCAACTGAATTGAAGAAGATCGCCTCGCTCATTACTTGTCTCCTGCTGTTTGCCGTGCCTGCCTTTGCAACTGACTACTATGTCAACTGCACGACAGGCAACGATACAACAGGAACAGGCGCGGTCAATGCGCCGTGGAAGTCAATGCAGAAGGCATGGAAAACAAGAACAGGCGACGGTATTACTGACACAATCCACGTTGTGAGCGCACCGTGTCTTGACGAGGGTGAACTGGCTGGTGGTGGTGGGGCAGGAGCAGGCTCAACCATAACCTATGCCTGTGATGATGCATCACTGTGTGAGGTGCGAGTATCAGAAACAGCAGGCCAAGTTTATGTATTCAGCGAAACCGCAGGCAAAACAGGTACCTCTATATTTGAAAAAGGCGCAAGCAGTGAGGCATTTTTCTGGAACGGTGCATTATACGGCGATGGCACTGCTAATACGACAAAGAGATTCTTTGACAAATATTACAACAGCATTTTTAAATTCAATGACTCAACAATAGTGATGAATGGCGTAGCATTTGGAGCATCAACCGGCGCAGGTGCGACAGGCGGAATCTATTTTAATCGAAACACAATCAGCGGTTCAGGGGGTGGTGTCGGTATATGGAACAATAAAAACGCCAGCCTGTACTACTATGCTAATTACGTTGATCTAACGGCATCCTCAACAATGCAATTGCTGACCAATGGCACTATCCCCGCTGTGCGTATCGTAAACAATACGTTCATAAAAACGAATATCGTAGATAATGGGACAACAACTATCACAGATTTACTGTTAGATAATAACTTGTTTGTGTCTGATGGGACTGCCTACGGGGTGCAACTTGACGGAACAATAACAGCAGCAAGCGCGCATAATAATGCGCTGTATAATCTCACTCCTCCGTCTCCTCGCACAAACGCCGGATACCCGAAAATAGTTATAACCGGATGGGCTGATAACAGCTACTATATCCCGCCATCCTTTGCCACTGCTCCTGCCTTGTTGTCTACGTCACTGCTCCTGTGCAGAGGTTTGATAGCCAATGCTCCGGCAACAGGATATAACGGCGTGGCGCTTGATGCGTCCTGCCCGACAATCGGGGCATGGTATCCGACGGGGGAAACGAAAAAACACCTTACTCCGACTACGTTGAAAATCGGATTTGTAGGAGACTCCTTTACCTACGGGACAGGATGCACAACAGGTAGTAACTGCTACTACGATGTATTGGATGCTGATGCTGATTTCAACGGATGGACATTCGGGAAAATGCCGGGGGATGCTACCCGGCCGTGGGCGATATCTGGCATACACTCTACCACAACGCATTACATGGCGCAGGATATGGCGGCAACTGATACACCACAGAAGATAGGCTTACTTATTGGAGTGAATGATCTGGCTGCAAGTGTGCCTGTCTCAACAGTGGCGCAGAGGATAACCAATACGCTCTCAAATATTGTCGATCTCGGATGGACAGGGGCAGATGTTATCTATATAGGCACTGAGCCGCAGAGTTGTACTGTGCCAACTTACACCAACAGTCAATCAGTTGAAAATACAGTAGCGACAAACGGTGACACAGGCGGCTGGCGGTCTGCTCGTATGACCCATAAAGCAGTCAAGGATGCGGGATGGGCGGTAAGGGTATGTTCTGATGGCCTGCACTGGGATGCTGACGGCCATGCGCTGATCGCTGAGATCGTTAAACCCGCGCTCCTCGCCGATGCGATGGTAAGCAACGACAACAAGACCTATCAACTCCATGCACTCACACCATCGACAAATGGCAAATATGGCTTATATGTTGCCGGTGACAATGCTGTGATCAAAAACGTCAGCGTCAGGGGTTACGCGCTGGACGGCATTATTATCAAGGCTGGGACGGCCACACTGCAAAATATAATCTCATCGGCCAACTCCGGGTATGAGGTCAACCTCGCCCTGACCAACGCCAGCCTGACCCTGACCGAAAATCATAACGACTTCCACGGATCGATTAATGGCTTCACTGCCAATGGCACAGGCACGATCAATGCAGACCCTCTATTCATCTCGACGACTGATCTGCATCTGCAGACAACGAGCCCCGCAATTAATACAGGCGTTGACGTGGGCCTGCTGCTCGATGCTGATGGCACAGTCATCCCCCAGGGTATCGGGCCTGACATGGGAGCGTATGAATACATCTATCCCCCGGAGCCTGAGCCTGAGCAAAGCGGCATACGTAACAAATCCTCCTGGGCGATCCCTGTATGGAGAGTCCCTGAGTGGCCGGCACCCGCATGGCGCGCTCCAGCACTGGAGAGATAATGGACCCTGAACAGATCGAAGACAAGATCATCACTGAGCTGCAGACGGAGATCACGTATGTGAAGACGTGCGAGACCTATGCCGGTCAGCTCGCAGAGGACCTCTCCAAATTGGCGATTAATTTCCCTGCGTTGTATGTGGTCTATGACGGTTCGACGATCGACTGGCTCGACAACCTCAACTATAACGAGCAGGTCGGCTTCAGCGTGCTGATATGCGCAAAGGATGCGCGCGGCAATGCATCGCTGAGGAAGGGAGACAACGGCTGCTATGAAATGGTGCAGGACGTGCTGGATGCACTGACGGGCGAAACCTTCGGGCTCGACATCGAGAAGCTGAAGCCGGTAAGCGTTGCCCTGATTTTCATCACAAAGACCGTGGCGGTCTATGGCATCAAGTTTCAAACCAACTTTGATAAAACGTTCTAACCAAGGAGGAACACAATGGGCACATCCGGATACGATTTAGTAGTAGCACTGAAGAAGGGAGCAGCATGGGGCACGGCACTGGCCTGCGGCGCAGGGGACGGGCTGATCATCAGCTCGCACGGACTCAAGAAGGCACAGCCTGCAAAGCTGGATGATCAGTTAGGCGTCGGCTTTCCAAAGGACCTTGAACTCGGCGCGATCGACGTGTCCGGCCCGCTGGCATTCCCGATGCGGTATGAAGGCATTGATCTGCTTCTTGCCCTGTTCGCGGGCGCAACAGGCGGCGCACCGGACCAGCAGGACGCGACTGACGCATATCTGCAGACCTTCCCGCTTGCTGCCAACACAGACGGCAAGTTCGGCACATTGGCAATGAATGACGTAGTCGGCGTGGATGAATACCCGTCAGTCAAAGTTGCGGGCCTTGAGCTTAAAGGCGAGATCGGCAGCTTTGTCGAAGGCTCTACTGACCTGATCGCAAGCAGCCTGGTGACTGACTCGGTTATTAATACCCTGGTGACCATGGCGAACGTGACCTATCCTGACAAGGCCAACAGACTGCATTTCTCTCAGATGGCGATGAGGATGAACACACAGTCCGGCGATGCGCTGGACTCTGGCGATCTGATCTATCCGACCTCGTTCAGCCTCTCTGCAAAGCGCAAGGTCAAGGGCACGCCCTGGGTAGGCGGCAGCAACTCGATCGACGAGCCTGCAAATGAGGACAATCCCGAGGTGAAGCTGACGCTGAAGTTCGCTCGTCACAATGCGGCCAGCAAGGCGTATTTCGAGGACTGGGCAGCCAGCGGTTTCAAGAAGATGGATATCATCTTCACCGGCGGGCTGATCGAAGGCGCATACAATTACAAGTTCAAGATCGAGATGCCGAACCTTGGCATTGCCAGTGTTAATAAACCCTTTACCAAGGGCGCGCTGCCTTCGGAGATCGAGTTCATGGTCTTGGGTTGCGGCGTTGCGCCGACCGGCATGACCGTTACAGAGCCGTTCCTGATGACCTCGATCAACAAACGCACGACTGACGTATTTGCATAGATAGAAACCTCCCCTTTCTCCCCTCCTTGGTAAGGAGGGGATTGGGGGCGGTCAGTAAAAATCAAAAACAATAAACGAAAAGGGAGAAAACAATGGCAGAACTGGATATCTTCAAAGAGGCACCGGAGAAGTGGTTTCCCTATGACGCTGACACTGAGGTCCTCATACAGTATCAGGGCAAGAAAGTCCTCAACAAGATCTTATCAAAGGCATCTGAGGTCGAGCGGAAGACAGGGGCACCCGGAGCGTCAAGAGCCATAGCCAACAAGCTGACCGGACGCGTAGCAGTCAAGGGCTGGAGAAAAAAGACTGACCACGATCATCCGGGCCTGACCATTAGCGGTGAGCCCGTGCCCTTTACTCCTGCAAACATCGACATGCTGATGACCGAAAGCACTGATTTCTCGTCCTTCGTAAATCACAAGTGCGTTGAATCAGACGCCTTCAGGAGTGCGGTGGATCTGAGCATCGATGATATTGCCGCTGATCTTTTTGATAAAGAGGAGAAAGCTGATGGCCCAAACGTCTAAGGGCCTACATAAGGGCAAGGCATGATTTCCCTCATGTGGCCTGTGACAACTGTCTTGATGCCTGGTCAACGGAAAATATCGAGCCTCCCTGCTTTTACGGGCTGTTTCAGCAGCCCCTCGAGGAGATAGAAGATGAGCCCGGCATCAACTGCTGCTGGATCCCGGATGTCAGTGATGACGAACGCAGGGTCCTTGCAATGCGTAACAGACTCGTCAGTCTGGCGGATCTCGGCATCGGTGCAGAGATCCTTAGAATGTATGACGCCACGACTGAGGACATAGAGATGATAGCGATCATCGAGGATGAACTGAAGGCGATTCAAGAGGAGACGAAAGGATCTGACAATGGCTGAAGTCAAGATTACCGTTACAGGCGAAGATAAAACCACGCAGGTCTTCAGCGCGATCGAAAAGGCAGGGACCTCTGCTATGGATAGGATAAAGACGTCAGTGACATCCATGGCCGGTACGGTCAAAGAACACTGGCTCGCTATATCCGCTGCAGGTGTGGCCGCATGGATGGCGATCGGCAAGGCCATGGACTATATCAAGCTCGGCGCAAGTGCGATGCAGTCTGAGGAGTCTTTCAAAAACGTGACGAATGCTTACGGTGAGGACGCTGACAGGCTGCTTGCAAAGATGAAGGAAGTCTCCCGTGGCATTATCGACGACAGCGACCTGATGCAGCGCGCGGTCAAGGGACTGCAGCAGGGCCTTAGCGGAGAGCAGCTTGTTTCCCTGCTTGAAGTTGCCAGGTCCTCGGCAAGGGTGGCAGGTATAGACGTGGCCTCAGCCTTCGACCGGATTACCGAGGCGACCGCAAACCAGACCACGCGGGGCCTGAAGCAGTTAGGCATTGTCATAGATCAGAACAAGGCCTTTGAGGACCATGCTAAAAAGATCGGAACCTCGGCAGATGCGTTAACAGAGCTGCAGCAATCCCAGGCCCTGGCGAATGCAGCCATAGAAGAAGGTCAGCGCCAGATGAAGGCCATGGGCGATATAAACGAAAACGCTACAGAGAAGATCCAGAAATCAGCAGCGCAGCTTCACGAGCTAAAAGAGACCATCGGCAAGGGCCTCCTGATAGCACTGCAGGCCGCAGGCGGAGCACTGTACTGGATTGCAGGCGGGACCATGGTTGCAGCATCCGGATTTATGAAGCTGGGCGCTGGGATCCTCTATGCCACAGGAAACTTTGCCGAGGCGAAACAGTTGAATGCAGATGCTAATAGCATGTTTGAGGCAGCAGGCGAAACCGCTGCCAAGGGCATGGAGATGTGGAAGAGTATCAGCATCGAAACCGCAAAGGCCTCAGAGGGCACGAAGGGTATGGCAAAGGATCAGCAGGATGCAGCCGCTGCCGCCTCGATCCACGCGGCATCACAAAAAAAACTTAGTGAGGCGTATGCGAAGATCGATGAATGGAAGTCAAAGGTTGAGGCCATGAACCCGGCGATCTCCGATGTCGATAAGGCCACACTTTCACTTGCCGATGACGTGATGAAGCTTGGCCGCGAGTTCGGCAACCTTCCCGGAGTGGCAAAGCAGCTCTCCGACATCTTCGATAAGGGAGTCGGATTCATCAACGAGAAAAAAATGAAAGAGGACGCTGTCAAGGCCTTTGAAGCAATCAAGTCCGCAGCTATCGACCGGGCCGAGACTGAGAAAAAGCAGTATGAAAGCCTCATCTCCCATGCCAAAGACTACCGCGATGCACTGGTCAAGGGCTATGAAGACGCTTCTGCCAGCGCCCAGAAATACTATGCGATCGCACAGCAGGGCGCTGAAATTGCCAAAAACATGCGGGCATATCTGGCCGGGCTGAACGCGCCGACCCTCTCCCCCGCAGAGCAGATGCAAAAGCAGAAGCGGAGACAAAGGCCGAGAAGGATGAGGAAGGAATGGAGAACCCGCTGGAAACCCTCAGCTGAAACAGCTATCCGACGATCAACTCTGCCTCTGCCTCTGCCTCT